CTGCATAATCATCTCCTGATACTTCTAAGGCTTCTTTTGAAAAATGAATTGCCAAATCTTTATCAGAAGCAATAAAAACAGATTTTGTCCTTCCTCCTTGATAGTAATGGGCTGGCCAATTTCTTCCCCTGCCTTCGGAACCTTTACCTGCAACTATTCCATTTTTTAAAATACTTTCTAATGCTCCATTATGAGTACCATGAAATGCTTCAAATGATTCTTCATTAGAACCAACAGTACTCCCTCCACCTCCACTCCCGCCAACTAGTCCTGGTCTGCCAGAATGACCAAAGTTGCCAGATTGAGAATTTCCTTTATATACTATATCAAAGAGAGAAGTAATTTTCTTTCCTTCTGAATATCCATCAACCTTTATGCGAAGAAAATCTCCAATATCATATTCTGTTTTACTATAATCTGTTATTCCATAATCTTCAAAAAATTTCTTTGTTTGCTTCTGACCCATATCAAAAAGTTTTTGCATCTTAGCATCATAATCATTATATTGAATCCCTATATTTACTTTTCCTGATTTACTATCTTTTTTAATACTACTAATTTCTCCTGCCAAAACACCCATAGAAAATTTAGGAGTCAAATAACTTATTTCTTTTGTAGCTGCTTTTAAATCTCTTTTTAATGCAGGAGATATATTAGCATCGTTAATTTTATTATATAAATCTTTCCTATGCTTTTCAAAAGCAATAGTATCATTATTCTTTGCCGCTATTCCCATATTCATTAAATATGTTTCTCCACCAGAAACATATTTGAATACTCCAGGAAGTTTCTCTTTTGAAAAAAGAGACAAATTGTCTGATAATCTTACAGAAGTAGTTAAGGCATCATTCTTATCTATTTTTGTACTATCATGAGTTTTTATTGCATTTGTTATTTTATTATATTCTTTAGAAGAAAATATTTTATCTTCATTCCAAATAGATTTTTGCTGTTGCATTATCTTCTCTGAAAATAATTGATGTTGTTTAGTCATCATTACTCCTCTTTCTCCACCTTCTCGAATAAGAGGAGTTGTATATCCTATATCATGATTAATTAATATTGTATCCCCCATCAATTCTTCTTTTCCAGTAGTATTAGGATTTAGCTCTCTCATTATTTCTCTTTGACGAGCAATATCTCCTGTAATATGTCTAATCCCATGGTCAGTAAATTGCTGTCTATTTGATTCTACTTCCTGATAAATTAACTTTTGAACATTATCAATCGCAAGTTTATTTAAATCTTCTGCTTTTATATCTTTTAATGAACCATCTTGAATTCCTTTATTTACTGTCTCCCTAAATGCATCTATGTAATCTCTTGCTGCATTATTTGTATCTCCTGCAAGATAATTACTATATAATGATAATTCTGATTTCATATTCTTCTCTATATCAGAAGCAGCTCTATTATTTAACTCTCCTTTTACTATTATTTGTTTTGAATCTTCTTTTTTAATCTCAGAGAGATTCTTTTTCATTTGAGATTTTATATCGGTATAATTAGCTTGAGCCATTGCTTGCTCAGAAGTAATATCTTTTGCATCTTTAGGATAACCAGCAATCATACTGCCAGTAGTACTACTTCCGCCTACTTGTCCAGGTCTGCCAGAATGACCAAAGTTGCCAGAAGTAGATGTTCCAACTTTATATACTACTGATTTTTTCCCATTATCATTATAGTTCAAATAGTAAACTGGAAGATGTTTAAAATCTTCTAAAGTAATATCCATCTCTTTTAAATACTGATTGAATTCTTCTGTACCATACTTAGGAATATCAACATCCCACGACTGCTTAGTCCAGTCAGCATCAATAAGTTCTTTATCAATATCAATTACTTTTTCTTTCTTAATAGATTTCTTTTTTCTTTTATCTTCAGCTTCCAATGCAGTAACTATATCTACAAGCATTAATGTTCTTAATTTTTGATTATCCACTATCCCAGTTGCCTTAATTGATTTCCCTCCTAAAACTACTACTTCTCTTTCATTAGTACACCCTATTCCAGAAACAGGAGTCGATAAAATTCTTTTTGTTGAAACTATTGTTGCATATACAGTTCCTTTAATATTTGAAAAGTTTGTCGCACTAGAAAATCTTGTAGAAAAAGAAGATGCTGGCTGTAATTTTACCTCCATTCCTATTAAAACACCAGTATTATTTCTATCTATTTCTCTTTCTCTTTCAGCAACTCCTCTAAAAAGCATAATCTCTTTTATCTTTGCTTTTTTAAATACTTCTTGAGTTTCATCATATTGAGCTCTAGCAAAAGCTCTATAAGCCCCTCCATTTTTCTTGTAATCTGACATCACTTTCTTAATAAAACTTATTTTTCCCCCATAAGAATAATTATCTTTATTTTTTATAAGATGAGATATTCCTCCTTTTAATCCAAATTCTTTGGCAACTGCTATTTGCATTGCTACAGCTGGAGGATGAGTATCCCCACTTGTAGTCGACCATAATTTTATAAGATTATGAACTTGGAAATATGAACTATTATCTCCTCCCCAATCACTACAAAATTTTTCCCAATCTTTATTCCCTTTTAATTTTTCTACTAAAGCATAAGTAGAAGTAATTTTATTATTCTCTGCATAAGAATCATTTATATCTCCAGAAAATAAAATATCTTCATAAAGAGATTCGCTTTTATCTTTATTATAATCTCTTATAGTAATTGCTCTTGAATCATTTTCTTTTAAAGGATTCTTTCCTTCTCTCAAAGTACTACCCACCCCAGTTCTACCATGAGTGCTCTGATCATGCTGACCGGGGAGGTGTTTATATAAAAGATTAAATAATTTCATTATAAATACTCCTCATTTACTACTGGAAGTAGACAACATCTACACATTGGATGTAAGGGTGGATGTTTTACTGCTTCATAATCCAAGTCTAAATAAATCTCTTCACCTTCTCCATCTTTTGCTACTACAGATTCACCTTTTTTGAAAAAATTCTTTCCTACTTCTATTATTCTTCCATTCATTAAAGAACAAAAGGGGCATACTCGTTCATCAACGGCAGTGCTCCACTCTTTATAATCAACTACCCCACTTTGTTTATATGCTTCATCTGCGGCTGAGTTACTTATTCTTATCACTTCTGTTCTTGCTATTCTCTCAGCATCATATTCAGAAAGACTTCCATAAATATCTTTTATTCTAGAGGCAATATCCACCATTGATTCGCCTTCCATCATTCCTTCTGATAATACTCCTCTTAATTTCTCAATCATATTATCATTCAGGTTTTCTGCAAACTGCAAAGCAAGTTCTTCTATTTTTTCTTTCAAATATTTTGGGGTGACATCAAAGGAAGCAGAAAGACTTTCTCCTACAGCATATTCCAACTCTTTGAATATCTCTTTGCCATATACATCATATAAAGTAGTAAAAAAGTCGGAGCCTATCTCTTGCAACATTCGATTCCATTCTTTATTTGGGAATGACCATCCAAAGAAAACAGATTCATCTTTTTGTTCAATCCAATACTTCCTTTTAATATTATTTAGTTTATTTAAAACTTGATTTTCTCTTTCACCTAAATACTTTCTTATTTTTACTAAAAATTTCTTTTCCCACTTCTCAGTAAAATCACGAAACTTTTTATGATGTTCTTCTACTTCCTTGTCCTTCATAGTTTTTATAGTTAAATCTGCAAGAGCATCAATTACTTCTGGAGATTTTAATATTTTTGCTGTTTTCTTTTTCATTCGTCTCCCAGTTTGTTCTCCATTATTTCTATCATCTCTGCTTCTTTTCTTAACTCATCTTCAAATTCATCAGGAGTGCTATTTAAAATATCTTCTACCTCAGTTATGAATGTCATTTTATTTTATTCCTTTCTGCTACTGAAGAACTAGCATGTTGCTGATATGAAATTGCCATACAATACCATTTTCTTCTTTCTTTTCCCTGAGCTTTATTTCCTTTTACTATAGTTGCTTTTCTCGCTCCTTCTAATGCCCCTGCATTTTTATTATACTGCATCCATAATTTCTTTTTTGCAGGAGTTAATTTTGCAGTTGCTTTTTCTTGTTGTGCTTTTACTATATATTTATTTTTATACTTATTCAAAAATGTTGCCGACATAGTAACTCTTGCTTTTGCATCTAAAGTTCTATATTTTTTAAAATTAAATTTTCCTGTAGAAGCAGAAGAAGTTTGTACTTTTGGTTTTCCTGTAGAAATTTGCTCTTTAGGTTTTCTACCAATTGGTTTTCTTCCACTACCAGGGCCACCTTTAAATATCACGTCCCATATTGTTGTCATATTATCTCCTTGCCTTTTCAAATATTGCTTTCGATAGTGATTTTGCTTTTTCTTTAAAAGGATTTTGATGAATCCAACTATCATCAAGAATAAATACTTCTTCATCTTTTCCTATCTCATAATATTCTATTTTACTGGATTTAGATTTCATTTCGGTATATGCTTTCTTTTCATATTTATATCCTAACTTTTCTGCCATAATAACATTAACCTCTTCACTCAGCTTTATAAAAGCTTTAGTCCCATCCATGCCTTTATCTACTTTCTTTTGAAATATAGGAATCATTTTATCTTGTTCTTCTATCCAAGATTTTAATATTTTCACTTTTGTTTTAAATCTCTCTTTTGGAGAAGACCTAGACATAGTTTTTTTAGTTAAAGAAAATATTACTCCATTAGCAGTAGCAACTTCCATTCTATTCATTTTATCGCAGCTCATAAACAAAGCTATATCCTGTGGAGAAGGAGCAGAACCATTATCATGATTGTGAATAAGATAATCTATTTTTTGAAGTAAAGAAGTTGGAAGAGTCACTTCATGTTTTTTACCCTTAATCCTCATATTCTTTTTACCGACAGTCAATATTGCTTCTTCTCTTTTCTGGCCATCTTTTGATTTAGCAAAATCATGCATATCTTTTCTTGCTTCACTCCAAAGTTTTATATTAGGATGACTTTCTGGCTTTCTTAAAGTTTCAATTGCTTCTGAAAAAGGATTTCTACTTTCTCTTAAAGTGCCTCCACCGCCGCCACTTCCGCCAATTTGACCTGGTCTGCCGGCATGACCAAAGTTACCGGAGCCAGAACCGCCTTTTACTTCTATTAAATATTCAGCAAGAGATTTCTCTTTTACTTTTAATAATTCATCAAATACTTTTTCAACACTAATAGGAAGCCTTGGCCTTCCCTTCTCGTTATATTTAGAATGAGTATAGGCAGTAAAAGCTTCAGCAAAAGCTTCTCCCATATTAATAGAACCATAGGATGAAATGATGTCAGAAATATATTTTCTTCTCTCTTTTGTTTTACTAGGATCTAAATTTTGTTTTTTCATCCCTTCAAATATAGCAGCGGTAAACTTTCCATCTGCTATGTTAGTTACATGGTCTATATGATGGCCTAATTCATGCCTAAAAACTCCTTCCACTGAACTATCTACGTTAAAATTTCCAATAAAATACTTCCCTGGAAAATTACTTCCTTTCGGGTGCATTCTAATTAATCCATCTTCATATATACCTGAACTTTTTTTTATATCAATATCTGTTGTTATAGAAATTTTAACAGGACTATTATTTAATATCTCTATAACATTAGGAGTATTTTTCTGCAATCTATTGAGCTCTCTTTTTATAATTATTTCTGCTGTTTTTCCTCTCCAGCTATCTGTATCAACAGAGATAACCACACTTTCTTTTGAAGGTTTTCTACTATTATGAGCATATCTTGGATTGCCAGGAGATTCCCAGTTGCCACTATTAGCATTACCAACTTTTAGAAGTAATAAACTTATATTTTTCATATTAGTCTTCCCATTCAAATTTGCCTTTTTCAAAAACAAAACTATTCTCTTGGCCAACAATTGCTCCTGTATGTTTATTATCTCCATAAGCAATCTCTCTAGGTATCCCATCAGGAAATGCTTTACAGTAATTTGTTTCTGTCAACTCTGTTCCATCCGATTGAATTACTCCTAAATAATTCTTACAATGTCTCTCATAACATTTTGGTGTTGATAGCATTTACTTTTTCTCCTTTTTCTTTTTTCCTCTTATTGCTTCTACTACTGCCTTCGCCATGTCTTCTGCAATTGCTACAGGATTTTCTTCATCTCCAACTCCATCAGCACCAGCATTCTGCATAGAACCATTTGCTTGTTGCTGAGGACTTCCCAAAGGAGCTACTCCGGCAGGAACGAAAGGAATATCCCCCCACTTAACAGAATCAAGATTTATTTTTTCTCTTTCCTGATTAATAGTAGTCATCATTGTTTTCAAATTACTTTCTCTTTCCTTAATTACAAACTCTTTGTCTTCTGGAACTACTTCATCATAAACTACAAATAGATTATCATCATACATTGGCATCAATCTCTCATTTATCTTTTCTTCTATTCTTTTTAATCTAGGAGAAATTGTATCTGCCATGTATTGTCTTTCGCCAATAAAAGCATTTGCAAGATTTACTTTCTCAGTTGTAAGCTTTGAAATAGGAACTCCGAATACAGCTGCAATTTCTTCTCTTGATAATTTTCTACCAACTATAAAATTTATTTCTTTTGGTGTCATTGTTAAAGGAGTATATTTCAATCCTTTTTCAAGAAGTAATGGTTTCCCTTTTCTTCCTTGCTGACCATATTTATTTTCAAACTGAGTTCTCAGTCTTTCAAATTCTGGGTCGGTCAATCCTTGGTCTGTCTGAAGTATTCCTTCTGGTCTTCCTTGATTTTTCATAAGAGTAGTTTCAAAACTTTTTGCACTCTGCTCAAAATCATAAGCATCCATTGCCGCTAGTAAACAACCTTGTCCATAAAATATGGAAGACAAAGAAGGATATTTAAAATGAATAATTTCTGCTTCTTCAAAAGGAATCTTTTCTACTCCTCTTGTAAAAACATATCCAGAAATAAATCTATCTCTTGAAACTACTACCTGCATATACTGTGATGGCATAACCCATAGTTGAATTGGTATTCCGAATGTCTCATCTCTTACAACATACCAATAAGCATTTCCTGTCATCTCCAAATATAAAGTAGTCAACTCCCACAAATCAAATCTGCTTATAAAGGGATTTACTTTTGCAAACAAATCATACAAAGGATGCTCTTCTACTTCTTCTATAGAAGAATTTTTTGTAAGAATTCTATTAAAAGCAGCATTTTTCTGGAATCTTGCTAATGTACTTCTATCTACAGCCTTGGTAGTAAAATGTGTTTTCTGGTCTTTATTTTTTTTCTTAACATAAACTTTTAAATTGGCATTTGCTACAGCAGTAGCATTTTTATTAGCACAAATATAAACCCAGCTTTTATATGCCCCAATCATAGCTGCATAGTTGGCTGTTTGTGATAATGGTCGACTTTGTTCCCAGGGAAGTATATAGCTATCCTTTATTTTATTATCTGCTCCCCTATTCCAATCCGGTTCCCCTTTACTACTTCGTTTTAATGATATGTCAAATCCAAAAATATTCATAATTATAATTCCTCAATATACAAATTCATAAATACTTTCTCTCAAATTCCTATTTACTCTTTAATGTTTTCAGTTCTTTTTCTACAACTTCAATCTGTCTTGCAACTTTATCATATTCTTTTTGTTTTTTTGTGCTATTAGGACTTTTCTCTAATGCTTCTATAAGAACATCTTCCCTGTTTTTTAATTCTGTCAATTCCTGCAAAGCAAATCTCTTATCAATATACACTTGCATCTTGTCAAATGTTTGTATTGACTGCTCAGTAATTTCCTGTTTTGTCTTCTCTAAATCACCAGCAGTTGCCAACATACTTCTTGCTCCCCATATTCCACCAACCAAAGCAAACAAAGTTAGTATTCCGGCACATATATTTTTTATCATATCTTCTCCAATCTGGAAGCCCCACAGGTTAATGCAAAAAAGACTTCTTCTCCATCATCTCTTTTTGCACAGACTTTATTTTGTTCAACATTGGTAATTTCCAGTATATCCCCAAGTTTTGCAAATCCCGGTGCCCCCATTCCAACTACCTTAACTTTTTCTCCTACCTGAATAGTTTTAAAATCAATCATTTACTTTTTCCTCCTTAATTCAGCATTTCTCCAAATAAAGCTATTCTCACAGTTTGATAAGCATCAATATAGCAAATGGACAAATCTCTTGTGGTTTTTGATATATCAGCTTCATTTTTCTTTTTTCTCCAATTAGCAATATTTATATCTAAATAATTTTTTACATCTTTTTCTTTAAAAGGAATCATATTAATTTTTCCATAATATAAGTAAATTCACTAAAGTAGATTTCTTCAGTAGGAAATTTTTCATAAACAACCCATTCAGTTTTATTAATCCATCCTACTGCATGAATAGGTATTCTTTTAATGCATCCTAATTTTTTATGAATAGCAAAAGCAAATTCTTCTGTCATAATAAATTTCCCATTATATATAATTATATCCTCAAAAATCGGCCAGTATTTTTTCAACTTCTGTTTTTAGTTTTTTGGAATCTCAGTATTTACTTTTGTTTCAAAAACAGGAGTTAAAGTATTCCCAGAAACAAAGAAGTCTAATGTCTCCCCATCTATGTTTGCAGGGTGAATATAAAAACTTACTTTGTCGTTATGTATAAAGCATCGTATAACATGGTCTATACCATTTGTTTTGAAATAATCCTCTAATGTCCTCATTCTACCTCCTCCGTTATATTTAATTATATATCAAAACCTCAAAAAACTTATAGAAACACCAATATCCATTACTACTAAAAGAGTATCTAACAATAAAAACACTCCCCCTCCCCCCTTTCCATCATCAGTAGTACTTTCTTGTTAGTGTTAGTGTTAGTGTTGATATGAGTAGTACTTCTCTTGTTGTTATGAATGAATAGTAATGTTCTTATGTATGAATCATTACTTCTCATATCATCATTACTATCCATATTCATATCAATAAACAATACATCTTGTATTGTTATATTATTCTTCATATATTCCTTCTTATCTCTATTATTGATATGATTACTATTAATATGATTGATATGTTGATTATATAGCCCATAATATCCCTTATATTCTTTAATTTATGCTAGCTGAGAGCTTGCTACACTGTTTATCTCTCTTTTTATAGGTAAATCTATATTGTTTAGTCTTTTGATTGCTTCTTCATATGTTTCTTTTGTTACATCATTATTAATATATACTACTTTAATGCCTGACCATAAGTATTCTTTTATAATGTCTTTACCTATTCTTTCTGTTCTTTTTAATCCTAATGTTATATTAGAAGTATTCATAGTTTCCTCCTATAATTCCCTTATTCTTGGTCTTCCCATTAAATTTTGACGAACATAAGTTGATAGAGCATATCTCATGGCATCACAATTCTTTACTAATATTTTATTTGCATAATAATTATGATCATTTTCTACGGTTAAGTTGTATACGTCTTCTTTTTCCAAGAGCTTTTTGCTTGCAATTAGCATGGCAGTATTTTGATTTTGTAGGGAAGTATGTTTTATATTCTTTTCCACAAACTTCACAATTTTTTGTGAAAGACATTCTATTCTTCCAGATATCTTTTGCATGTTGTCTATGCCATTCCTCTCCTTCTTTTGATGCATGCCATTCTTTTGCAAGAGAATTAATTGCCAGAAGATGTTTTTTACCTCTTTCTCTAAATTCTTTTGATGTCCATTTTTCTTTAAGATGTTTTGATCTATGCTTGCCAACCTCGATAAGTTCCAAATTATCCATTCGGTTATTTCTTCCATCTTTATCTTTATGATGAATCTCATATCCTTTTGGGATTTCTCCATTACAGAATATCCATTTAGCGCAATGTAATCTTTTTCTTCCATTAAAACATCCACCAACTGGAGAATAATATCTTCCATCCCAATTGTATTTTCTTTTTCTAAATATAATTTGCTTCTGCATAACTCCTCCCAAACAATTATCTTTTGACTATTTAAATCTTTTATTTTTACTAACCCATCAAGAGTATATATTGGATGATCCCCTGTTCCTTTTAAAAAAGACCCATTAGATAAATTGATTTGATATATCGTTGCTTTTCTTTTTGTTAATTTAGATAGCAATACCTTATTGATTCCAGTTGCCGTCTGAATTAATTCTTCCGGAAGAATATCTTTTATTTTCTTCTCAGTATTATTTGCCATTAATATCTTTGTATCACCAACAAGACAGTAATGGTCATTATACTTCACCGGCTCATCAAGTATGCGGTCATTCTTATCTTGTCTCCAACTGTATGTCTTGACTTCTTTATTGTATTGTGTATTTGTTGATAGCGAGTATATCTGAAATTGCTTCACATCATCTATGCCTTCTGTCACTGATACCTTATGACATGGTAAGCACCAGAAGCCTGCATTATTGATTTCGAGTATTCTATCTGGTTCTGCATTATCAGCATATATAGGATGACTTTGTCTATGTTCTAATGGAATTGCTTCTTCCATCTTACTTATCAAATCTGTTGTTGTTAATCCTGTTTCATATATCTTTTCTTCTACACCGCATTCACTACCATCCAAATACAACTTGAGTAATGCAGAAGGATTGTTGAATCCAAAGTCAAGACCATATATGACATTGCTTCTTTGAATGGGAAAGTCTTCTACTATCTTCCAATTAGAATAAACTAAATTGGTTAACTTTCCCCATTGTCCTAATCCATATATTCTCCAGTAATTGATATCTTGCTTTTCTAAATCTTCAAGTATCTTCCTATATTCATCTGATAGAAAAGGATTGTCTTTATATGAAGAAGGAATTTCTGTGCAATCTGTATCAGCATCAATTACTTTTTCTTTTATCCAGCAGTATTCATCTTCTGGGTTAAATGACATAAATAATTGATTGGGAAGATTGCCGCATATAGGTGAGGAAAGTCTTGTTTTGAGAATCATAAAATCTCTGTAGGAAAATTCTGTTGCTTCTTCCATCCAGATGTCATTCCAGTCTGAGGACTTTATTTTTTCAGGGTCATCAAGTGAACCAAAATGCAATAATGTATTTCCATACTTCCAATCTAATGTTTGCTTACTTTCTTTTATGAAAGGGAACATTCCAATTAATGACATATATTCTTTCATTAATGCTAATGTTGTCACTCTGAGAGAAGGAAGTGTTTTTCTCAAAATTAATATTCTTCTCCCTGGACAACCAAAAAACCTTTCTGTCATTAATTGAGCAAGAGAATATGACTTGCTGCTACGAGCACCACCTCTTAATGCAATAACAAGTGAGTCAACTTCTTTTATTTTAGAAAATAATGGAGTGATGAGAATTTCTTTTTCAGTAATGTTCTTCTGAATCTTTTTGAATCTTTTGTTTTGTTCTTTTATAAGAGTCTTCTTGTTTTTACTACCTTTAGGGCGACCAGTAGCTTTCCATCCTCTTTTCTTTTCTTTCACTAGTTTTGGCTTTGGTGGGAAATATGGTTTTCTTCTCTTTAAAATGATAGGAGCATCATCTTTGGCCTTCATAGATAACACTCCTTATTTCTTTTCAGGTTGCACTTCTTTATATACGAAATAGATGGGTTTGTTAGGAAGAGTTAAATCCATTGTTTCAACATATCCTCTATCCTTTGCTCTTGTCTTTAAGAAGAATATTATTGCAGTAAGATTTCCTTTTCTGATATGTTTATTGAGTTCTGATTCTGCCAAATCTTTTTTTACTTCTAATACATCATCAGCAGCTTGCTTGAGAGAAGGATTGCTTTCTATAAATTCTTTTAATCTGGCATATGAAGTGCGAAGCATCTTTGCAGTTTCAGAAAGTACTCCTGCATTTAATTCTAATGCTCTCAATATTTCTGATTCTTTGAGATATGTCTTCTTTACTTTTCCTATGATGAATACTTCTTCTTCCTTCTTTGGTTCTTCACCTTCAGGAAGTCCTCTTCTTTTGATAAGTTCTTCTATTGCTTTATCGTTATCTATAATTATATCCTCTGTTGCAGTAGAATTATTACGGGAAGAAAGCGTTTTTAGCGTTTTCTGCGTTTTTGGAGAATCAGAAAGCGTTTTTTGCTGTTTATCCCCCTTATTAGATATCTTATTACCTTTGTTTATTACATTACCTTTATTAGTTGTTTTCTTTTTAGCCATTTTGTTTATTTTTCCTTTATATGTATAGTGTACTTATTCTTTATTCTATACTATATAAAGCTTTTTTATTGATTTTTATTATTAATTATTTGTCCTTATTATTGATTGATGTTTTGTTTGAGGAATTTGATTGTTAGTAAATTATTTTTGATATTTGTTAAAAAGTTATCTATATTATATGATGTAATAATTCTTTGGGAGCATAAATCAGATATATTTCTTTTATTTATAGAAATTAGTTCCTCAACCGTTTGAATTAATGCTTTATTGAATTCTTTTTGTTTTCGTTCTTCCTCTGTTTTTTCTTTTATTTCTTTTTCTTCTCTCATATTAATTTTCTCCTTTGTTATTTGCCTTAAATTAGTTATTTCATTTATTAAATCCTTTATACCTACCATCCAAAAAGAATTAGGGAGAGGATTATTTGGAAAAATAACAAGCATGTTCCATAAGAATTTTTATTTCCCTAAACTTATCTCTCATTTCCTTCTCCTTTGTTAGATTTTATACTGCTTCATTATCTTCCATTAATTGTTTATTTTTTTCAGAAATATCTTCCCATAATAAGAAATCTTCTTTATCTAAAATTTTTCTCCAATTATCACTATTAAATACTTTCATAGAAAAATATTTTTGTTTTATAATAGATGCTTTCTTTTTTATTATTGCAATAACTAGTACCCTATATTTGTCAATATAAATATCTATATCTACATTGTCTTTCATTTTACTACTCCTTTATGTAATCTAAATAAATCGGATGTTTTGCAAATTAACATTGCTAACCAATAAGGGATTTTATATACTTTTACATATGAACTATTTTTTATTTTGATTCTAAATCCTAATCCTGGAGAATCCCAAAAATAATGGAGTAAATTTTTAATGGTTATTTTCACTTTCCTCCTTTAAATCTTCAAGAGTAATTCCTAATCCAAGTCGTTCTTTTACATCAGCATCAACTTTATCCCTAAATACTTTATACCAATTTTTCGGAAATTCTCTTTTAATAGATTTTATTAATTTTCGTCTTTGCGTGTGTGCATAACTCATATTTTAATCTCCTTGATATAAATTTAATTGATTTACTATTCTCTCATAATTCTCTTTTAAGAAAGCTTTTGCTTCATCAACAGAATTGAATTCTTTTTTTAAAGTTGTCCACTTCCAAAGACAATTTGGATTCTTATCTTCCATAATATCTTTTTTTATAATTTCTAACCTTATTCGATGAGGAGCTTTTGAAGTAATGGCTCCGACTACTTTCCCTTTTAATTTTATATCATAAGTTGCTTTAAAAAATGACTTATATCTTCCTGTTGGTTTATTTGTCTTAAAAGTAAACATTGTATCTCCTCATTTCATTGCTTCAAATGGATTCCAATTTTTCTTATCTATTTCTTCTGTTTTTATCCATCTTCCTTTTTCATCTTTTACTTCTAATTTTAAATTCTTTTTATCTAATGCTTCATTAACTCTTTCATCAAGAGTTTTTACTTGATTGATTTCAAATACTTTTCTATTTATCCATAATTTAAATCTGGCACTTTCTACTAGTCTTTTTAAAGCATTCTTTTTATTATGGTATTGACTTTTATCAGTTCTACTTTCTCCAACAGCCCCGGATTCTTTATGGACTATTCTTACTCCTGATTGTGTTTTATTTTGATGTTGACCACCTGGCCCTCCAGAACAAAAAGTCTGGACATCAAAATCTTTTTTAGTAATACTAAATAATAGTTTTTTCATATTGCTTCCTTTTGTAAGTTCTTAATATCAATATTAGTATTATTAAATTTTTGTTATTATCGGAGCATTTAAAGGCCAAAGCAAATAGTCAAAATATTTTTTTAAAATATCTTCTACAGATATTGAAGCAGGAAAAGATTTATGATGCCATCCTTGGACACCAATAGGACAATCTCCTTTTGCTTCAACAGCAACATAACAATGTGTCATTTCGTCTTCAATTACAAATAAAACTTTCTTTATGGTACTTTCACATTTTCCCATTCATGTATTTCATTTACATTGTAGTACTATTACTCCTATTGTTGGATTTTTTTCTTCTATAAATTTTGTCTTAACAGGAAATGGGTCATGAATAATTTCTCCTTTTCTACCAATTACCGCATGATGAATATTTAAGTTTTTTCTTGTTTGGCCGATAAGGATATAGTAAAAATCTTTATCTTTAAAAAAAACTTCTGATTGTTCTTCTGGAACAATCATTTCTATATAAACCAATCCTTTTTTATTAAGCCAATTATTTAGTTTTATTATCCATGACCCATCTGTTTTATATGAAAATAATTTTGGAACTTCTTCTATTTTTAAATGAAGTAAAGAAGCAATGCATGCCTCCATGCAATTTCCCATTTCGTCATATCTGGTTTGCTTTACTGGAATCATATGCAATTTGCTCCATGATTTTTTGCCCATATTACAAACTGATAATTCATACTTCTATAAACTTCATCTATTGCCATATCCCATATTTCTTTATTTATTCCACATCTATCTGGAGTACTAGAATCAAATTTAAGTTTAAGAGCATTCTGTTCCAGCATATCTCTGCAAGTTTTAAAATGATATTCCTCAATAAGAATTACTTTCATATCTTCTCCTTTATGCTATCTCATCTTCTATTTCTTTATCATTTATAGATTTGACTGTTCCTGTTATTTCTTTCTTATTCCCAAAAATATCATTTTCTACTAATTTACTATCCCAATCTTTTGGTTGTTTTTCATACTCTTTTTTTATTTTATTTACTTCCTTACTTGCATCCACCAAAACTTCTTTATTTTCATCTGATATATTTATAGTTCTAATAATGTTTTCTTCTTTAGGAGTATAAGTGAATAATATATCATTTAAAGATAGATAAGCAATAAATTCAGAAGCTGACATAAAATATCTCTGTTCTTTTATAAATGTTGGGTCTCCTCCTGCCTTCTCTATTGCATTTATTAAAGAATCAACTCCTCTAGTTGACTTTCTTATAATCTCCTCTTTTCTATCCTTTTTAATTTCTGACCAACGACTTCCAATTTCTTCTGCAATTGCTTCTTTAGAAAATTTACTATATCGTAAATCTAATACCGCCTGTCCTATTGCTATTTCTTTGTTTGCCATTTTACTTCTCCTTTATTTTAGAACCAGTTTTAGAAATTCTACCCTATCTCTTTTTATTCTTCTTCCTATTATTTTTCCTGAATCTAATTTAATGATAGCTGTTTTACTATTAACTTTTATAATTTCACCTTCTTGTCTTCCCCCCATTTAAATCAAATGTTACTCTTCCTTTCATAATTACTCCTTTATTTTTAATACTTCTTTTAATTCTTTTATTTGTTTCTCTTTACTTGTTAAATGTTCTTGAATAGTCAATGCATCATATAAACTTTCATTTACTTTTCTTAAAGCATTTTGAATATTTATATGATTTAAACCTTGTTGGTATAATCTATTAACTGCCATTTCAGCATCTGTTAATAATAAATCTCTTTCTCCTTTTAAAAAACGAAGTTCAGAATTAAAAGTAACTATCAATAATTTCTCTTTTAGTCTTTCTATATCAATCATTACTTCTTCTCCTTTTTCTTTTTAATTTCTAATGGTGCTCCAATAGCATAAAGTTTTAAATCCTTTGCTACTTCTCCCGCTCTTTCTATATTTAGATAATTACCAAATCTATAAAATTCATGTCTTCCCGCTTTCCCGGATATAGAATAAGTAATTACTCCAAGACTATTCTTTTCTTCATTAATTATCATTTTAGACATTTTACTTCTCCTTTATATTTCGATAGACCTTGTTAATATTTTCTTCTTAATTATTTTTTTAGTATTTATTTGATAACTCATATCTAGAAAAATATTCCCATGAGTATGAGAAGGCCCATCATCTACTATTCTCTCTAATTGATTTTTATAAGGATATTGAAAAGTATATTCTCCCAGATTACTTGTACAAGTCATATTAAGTATTCTTCCTGTATTTTTTAAATATTCATACTTCTCTGATTTTTCTGGATTATTAGAACAAGACTTTAGTTCTGCTATTAAAAGAGATATCATTTTACTATTATCATATTCCATATTTATTGAAATTAATAACCAATCTGGAGAAAAGAATCTTGATATTTCTTCAAATATATTTAATCCTTCAGGAAGTAAATTTAATATATCCGCTTTCATTGTTATAGTCTTCATATTATCCTCATTTATTCCAAATTTCATCTTCTACCATACGAAGCAAAATATCTCCATGACAAGCCCTTGGAGAACACCAGCAGCCAAGGATTTTTCCCTTAAGTTCTTCAAGTTGAAGTATTAAATCAGGTCTTGACATTATATACATCTCATATTTAGAGATTACTTCTTCTCTTGTTCCATCCTTGCCGATAGTAAAAGGATTACCCCATTTAGACGGTCTTCCTATATAGACATCATATTTCTCTCTCTTACAATGAACTACTTTCATGATTTTGCTCCGCATCTATTTCCTATTCCTAAATTAATTCTTCCTTCATCTATTCCAGAACCTCCATTTCTATAACAATAAGAGCAAATATCTTTTAATGATACCCCAGCAATACTATCCTCTTTAACTACTTTTCTTTTACAAGCCTTACAAATTTTTAATCCTTTAGGATTTCCAAAATATACTGCTTCTAATTCATCAATTCTATTAAAAAGATAATATACTCTTGCCTTTTCTTTTTGAGTTAAATCAGTTCTTTTAAAAAGAGTAAAGTATTCATTACAAGCTTTATTATATGCTTTCTCTGGATTAATCGTCATAGGCATTATTGCTTCTCCTTATAATGATTGATTAAATGAATACTTTAATTCAAAATATGACTTACTGAATTTAATGAAGTAATCTCCATCATGCTTGCCATAGTAATTTATAAAAGTTTTATAAATATCTCCTTTATTTTTTATCCACATATTACTCCAAATAAAAAGACCTGCTTTGATATTCATACCTATATCAAATAGGTCTCTCTTCTCCTTTATTATCCCTTCTTTTATTAATAGAGGGATATGTACCTCCATAACTTGCATCAACCCAATTGCTCCCATATTCGATACAGAGGTAGGATTATATGATGATTCTATTTTTATAATAGCAAGTATTACTATAGGAATATTTGTATTCATTGCTTCTACAGCAATTTCTTCTACCATCTTATTTGAAATTCTATTTGAATGCATTAGAATATATATTTTTGCTATAGAGATATTTTTTTCTCTAATAGCATTACTTATATTAATTTTTTCTTGTTGTTGTTTTCTAATATCTGATTTTAATATAAAGACAACTATCATTAATAAAATAATTATAGTTGCTATAAAAAGTTCATATAATACTCTTTTTGTAAAGATTTTTTTTATTGGAATATCTTCCATTTAAATAATTCCTTTTTTGATTGCAAACCATTCTTGCATTAGTACTTCTCCTGAATCTCCAACATTAGGCCAATCTTCCATTTGAGATTTAGGAATTCAATCTCCCTTGCCTGTTCCAAAATCAATCATAACTGCCTCATCTGTTTCATAAAGAGTCGTTCCAAATAAATCTATGATTGACTTGTCATTAGATATAACCATATTATTTCTCCTTCTCCCAAAAATAAATAGGTGTGAACCAAAATAAATATAATCTCCATCCTCTATCATAATAGATAGAAAATAAAGCTCTGTGAATATCCTCTGTTTTAATAGCACCTATCCAAAAACCATATAAATCTTCTTTAAAATAAATATCTATTCCTATAATATTAAAAGTCATAATATCTCTCCTCTAAACTAATTAGCTTGTATAATATCCTTCCTTTTAAATTTAGGTAATTCCATCCAATGAGTTACTTGAGAAGTGTATGTTCTATCCCATATACTTCTTGCAGGACTGAACCATTTGCCAAAACTATCTTCATAATAATATGCTGTAGCAATAACTTTTTCAAAAAGCATTACAAGAATAAAAGTATCACTTTGCGGTAAATCTTTATCTACTTTTTTCCACTCCATAATTTTCCTCTTTAATCCAAAATTTCCACCATTTTCTTTTATAAAAAGAACATCCATTAGTATCTATATTATTTGGATAGTTATTATATCCGGGACTTTTATTTATTTTTTCTTTATAATCTCCATGAATATAGTCTTTTATTATTTTTCCTGTAGGGGCTTCACATTTTTCCATATAGTATAAATATCTTGGTGCATCATATATTTTGAAATATCGGCAATCCTTACAATATACTTTCATAATTACATATACTCCTTATAAACAACAGGTGAATATCTTTTAAAAGTAATCTTCCCTAATTCTTCTATAGAAGATAATATTTTACTTAAAGATATTCCTTCTGGAGATAAGCATCTTGGACATCCAGTTCCATCATCAACAAATACTTCATTACAATTTAAATCAGGACAAATAGACACTTCATGTATTTTCATTTTCTCTTTCTTCTTTTTATTTTTGTAGGAGTTCTTTTTATAGAGATTCCATCATCAGTATGAATCTCTTCTTTATGTTCTTTCTTTTCAAATCTATCTTCCGGCTTCAGAAGAAGTTTTTCATATACTGCATCAAAACCTTTCTTTATAGTTTGCCTTTGTTCATCTATTGTTTGACATAAAGCACTAACAAGTTTTCTATTATCACACATCGGACATTCAGAAGAAGTATAAATTATCTTTGCATCTTTATGTTCATTACAGGTTCTTTTTTTGCCTGACTCATCATGATTTCTCCTTCTAATTATTAACCCACTAAATTTTTCTTCTTCTTTTGGCTTTCTTTTTTTGAGAATCTTCTGTTCTTCTTCTGGAGTAAATTTTACTTTCTTTCTTCTTCTAATTGCAGGCTCTTCTCCCTTTTGTCTTCTCTTCAATAAAGTCATAACTACTCCTTATTTTTGATACCCTGTTAATTCCTTATCTATTTCTCTCCAAGTAATACAACAAAGATTATCTCCCTTATGGTCTTTATAATATCTATCTCCTTTACTATTAACATTATATATCTCCCAATAACTTCCACTTGGGGCAATCCCATCATTATATATTTTTGATTGTCTTTTAAAAGATATCCAACAATATGTTACGGCAATACTATATACTATTACAACAACACATATAACATATCCTAATAAACTCCATATCGACATATTTATCTCCTTTATTATATTATATCACATTGAAATGAAAACCTGTCTTTTATTTTTTCCTTCTTTTCAAAAGAATAGGAGCATTTTCGATTACTTTATTTTCTATTTCAAATACTTTATCAGCACATTCAATTACTTCTTTAATATGAGATACAATAATAAATTGCAATTTCAATTCATCCGAAACTGCTTTTATCATGGAGGATGCTTTGCTTTGTAAATCTCTTGAGAGAAATTTAAAAGGTTCGTCAAGAATAAATACATTTCTTGACTTCTTTTTTAAAGCCCAAACAGCACATCTTAAAGCAAAAGAAATAACATCAATTACTCCTCCACCAGAAGAAGAAATTATATCATCCGATTCTTGATTATTTTTAATAAGTATAAAGTCAAGTTCTGTCTTATTTCTTCTTTCAACAAATCGAATATTAAATTCATAATCTTCTTTAAAGATAGCTGATAAGGCCATCGTAACAAGAGTACCTATTCGATACTCTATTCTTTGTTGTGTTTTCTTTGCTACTAATTGTGCTATACTTCTGGCTTTAATTAAATTATCTAAATATAAATTATTTGATTTAATAAGGGCTTCTTCCTTTTGAAAATTTCTTTCAAGTAATAATTTTTCTATTTTTTCTTCTTGAAGTCTTTCTTCTAATTTAAGAAGTTGTGTCTTGTTCATTATTCTTCTCCTTCTCTAGAAACTTAATTGCCAGTTTACAAAATCTTATAGGAGTAAAAAACCAAGAAGTAAAGCTTTGATTATCGGTATCTTCTATATTAATAAATTTATCTACCCAATTATCAAAACACCATTTTTCAAAATCTAAAAATTTATTTTCTTTATCCAGCAATTCTTTGAATAAACCGACATCATCCCATGTCTCTCCATTTCTAAATTTCTTCCAGTCTTCACCAAGATATTTTTCTACATCAAATCTATTTATCATAATTACTCCTCAAATTTATATTTATGAAAAAAAGTACTTTTACTTTTTTTCAACTCAATCTTAATTCTTTGATTTATAATATCAAAATACTTCTGCTCTTTCTCTATTAAAATATATTTCCTGTTTGTTCTGATACAAGCTATCGCTGTTGTTCCTGAACCCGCACAGTTATCAAGCACCGTATCGCCTTCATTAGTGTAGGTGCGGATAAGGTATTCAAAGAGGGTAACGGGCTTTTGGGTGGGGTGGAGCGTCCCAAGACAATTAGGCACCTTCGGAAAAGTCAACAGTGTTGTTGGATTTTTCTCAGTGTAAATCTTTCCGCCAAGATATGCAGGAGCATTCCCTCCTCTGTGGTCGGTTTTGGTGCTTCCGGTTGTTTCATAAATAGGGACTGTTCGTTTAAGCATCTGCGGATTATATCTATGCTTACCACTACAAAAAACAGATATTATTTCGGTTTGCGCCATTGGCCTATGTTTGGCATAACTCATCCCTGCCGGAATCTTTTTATCCCATATCCAGTCATATTTGAACCACACCAAATTACTTAACCTTAAATAACTACTAAACGGCTCACTACCAAACAGGACTATCGCCCCGTTCTCTTTTATCAGCCGTTTGTATTGCGCCCAGAGAGGTTCAAAGGGAATAACAACATCCCACTTGCAAGCTGTAGTTCCATAGGGCAAATCGCACAAAATCATATCAATACTTTTGTCTGTAATAAACCTCATAGCTTCTAAGCAATCTGCCATTGTTACTGTATTTACTTTTATTTGTTTTCTTCTTTGAAGAATCATAATTACTCCTCTTCTTCATCTATTATAGAAGATATAATAACAATTTCTTTTCCACAAAATGGACAGAATTTAAAATTATTATCTTTAGGATTACCTTCTGAAAACTCAAATATATTATTACAACCTGTTTGCCAATCACTTGAAAATGTTCCATCATCGTCCTCTGATTCCCATTCACATATTTTCTTTTCATCTTCTGTCATAAAACCTCCTTCTATTTTAAAGTATACCACCATCCATTTAGATTTAACTGCACTTCTCCACAATGGAAACACATTCTAATATTCCCATCATAAAGCCAGCCGTGCGGAAAGAGCCAACACCTTAATCTTCTCCTTACCATTTGAACTTCTTTTGAAGAGAAGTATATAATGTATCTATTTTTTCTTCAGCTATCTTTTTCTCTTTTTTTAATTTCTTTATTTTCTCTTCACCTTGTTCTATTGTTTTTACTCCATAGGTCTTAAAGAAAATTTTATATTGCTCTTCAAGACTTCCTTCAAGTTTGCTTTTCTTTGGTTTTACTTCTACAATTTTTGCCTGTAATTTTGTTACTTCATCTATCATTTTTTGATTCATATTACTTCTCCTTTTTATGGCCGTAAATTATATCTTTTAGCAAAACCTTCTGCTTTAGCTGTTTCAATATTAATAGAAGATTTATTTCTTCCAGCTATTCGACCACAATATTCACAAGGATGCTTAAAATGTAATAAACATCCTTTATGGCCACAAGAAACACCATCCTTTAATACTTTTTTAAATTTATCAGATTTCATTCTCTTAATCCCTCCAAAGCAGCACTTGGCAAATTATCTATTAATATTTTTGATATATCCTTATCAATATTATTGTCATCAACATAATTAATCAAATTCAAAACAAAATCTACCCCCATATCTTCCTCTTGATTTAATGCAGATACATATTCTTTTAATTGACTATCCCTTTCTTTTTCTTTTGCTACTTGCTCATATTTAAATACTATTTTTGAAGAAGTAATTGGAATATACTCTATTTTAAAATCTCTTGTATTTGTGTCATAAATCATAAAACAAGGTTTATGGTCTAATTGATTTATTTTACTTCTCATAAGAGTACCGGCATTTATTAATGTCTTTCCTCGAAAAGTTTCAGTAAATGTTTGGTGGTTATCTCCCGATACTATTAAATCAAAATCAGTAGTTCTTAACATTTTTTTAGCAGTAGTATAATCTTCTTGTGCTGACCAAAGCTTATCTTGAATAATCATTTTATGTATCAGAAGAATATTAAATCCTTTTGATATTATTTCTGGGATTTCTTCCCCAAAATGACTTCCATAAATATTGACCCTTTCATTTCTTGATTCATAACTGATACCTTTTTCTCCTATTAAAAAAATTTTTAAATCAGCCATATTTTTTAAAGAATATAAAGGAGTTTTTTCTTTTCTTCTATATCTTAAATCATGTTGCCCAAAGATAGTAATTAAACTTATATCATTATAGGTTTTAAAAAGATTGCTTAATTTTACAAATAGAGAATATGGTATGAATGGACTATCAGTTAAATCCCCAGGCTGAAGTATTAATTCTATTTTATTTTCTACTGCATATTCAAAAATATATTCTGCTTTTCTTAATCCCTCTGCCTCAAAATTATCTGTTCTATTCTCTGGTGTTTTTTCACTTATATGCCAATCACCGGAACATATAATTTTCATAACTACTCCTTTATTTTATTTCCACAAAATGGGCACATGCCCAATTCTTTTAAAAGATAATTATTTCTTTTTTCCATTATCCTTAAATCATCATCTATCTCTTGCAATTCTACTTCTGCTTCTTCTAATAAATTAATAGAGGTAGTTAATGCTTCTTTTTCTTCTACAATTTCTATATATTTATCAACAGAATTAAGAAACAACTCAACCTCTTTTTCAGGAACTAATATCTTTTCATATTCTCTTAATCTATCTTCATCCTCTTCTATAAGAGATATAGATGTTATAATTCTTGTTTGTAGCTCATCATTCTCTTTTACTTCAGAAATTAATTCTATTATTTTATTTACTTCTTTTTCTAAAGAAAGAAAATCTTTAGTTTCTTGAAGCTGTACTTCTGTTTTAAATATTTCATCCATACTTGCATTAATACCGGAAACTATACCTTCATATTTTTCGCACAAGGCAAATGAAAGTTTTAGAGAATTTATTATTGCTTCAATTTCTTCTAAGTTAGAATATTTTTCTAAATCTATTTCTATTTCTTTTTTACTAGTTTCTGATTTTTTTAATTCTTTTTGAGTAGTATTTATCTGACTATTTAAATTAAAATATAATGTATCTATTACCTCCATACCAGTAAAGATGTTTAATTGCTTCGCTCTTTCTCCAGGAGAATCTTGAACAAGAAAATATTGGTCATGCTGTCCTTGAATATTATAATCAGATATATTTAAAATACTACTTACCTCTGACGGAACATCCCTTCCTATGGCATCCAATGAATTTTTAGCATCATCATTAATTATATACTTCGCTTTATCATTTTTTCTTTCTTTTGATACTATCTGATTATCAATCAGAGATATTTCCACCTCTACCTTTTCATCTTTACTATCTGTATTTTTAATACTATTACCAGATGGCCTATTTTTTAACACCCATTGAATAGCTCTTATACATGCCGATTTTCCAGAACCAGAAGTTCCAGAAATTACATTTACTCCTTTATGAAATAGAAATGAAATATCTCTATGAATTTGAAAATTTTTTATAAATAATTTTTGTAACATAATTGCCCCTTATTTCTTCTTTGCCAATAATCTTTTATAAGAGAAAGTATTCTTTTTCCTATTATTTTCGTTCAAAAATTTTTTTGCTAAATCATCAACCGAATAATTATATCTAAACTGCCGATGAGATTTTTTATCCATTTCTTTTATTGCTTCCCATTGTTCTGGATAATCATTATATATGATTCTTAATGAGTTCATCTTTTGTAAAGGACAACAAAAACAAGATACTCTTTTCATTTTATCGTATAAGCCACCAAAATCAAATCCTTTAGAAAAGCAATATTCTAATGCTTCCTTCTCTGTTATTTTCCATTCTACTAATGGCGCTCTTACTTGTAGAGTCCATTTCTCCATATTGGGATTTAAAGAAACTAATCTATGTTTTTCATCATATGCTATTCCATGAAACTCAGTAATATTATTCATATTCAATATTGGTGCTTTACTTCTTTTTTGTGGAAAGTAATTCTTTTTATTATTATAAATCATATATCTCATTGCTTCTATCTTTAATCCGGTACACCATCTCATTCTAGGATGAGGCCAACCATATCCTTTTTCTCCTTCCCTATCTCCTCTCTGCATAATATGCTCTCCAAACCAAAAATCATAATCCATTTTTAATGTCATTATTTTTATAGGAGCAATATATCTTTTTACTTTCTCAATATGTTTATACATTTGAGGAAATTCTTTTCCTGTATCAACATTAACTGCTCTACTTATTTTTATTCCTTTTTCTAAAGCCATTAGAAGTAATGCTGTTGAATCTTTCCCTCCACTAAAAAGAACAACATTTTCTTTTTCTTGTTTCATGATTTATCCTTTTTCTTCTAATATTATTGTAGTAATTATATTTGGATAACCACCTTCAATAAATCTTTTTCTTGAATATCCTTTACCTGCCGGGGTAGTATACCAATATAAAATTTGGCCATATTCTCCATTGGAAAATTCTGATTCTTCTATCCAAGAAACAATTTTCATATTACTTTCTTTTGCTACTTTCTTTATTTTCTTTATAAACTTCATCAAATAAGAAACTGTCATTGGATTTATTTTATATACTGTTCTTTGCATTTTAATTCTCCTTATTATATTACTTTTTTTTTGAATTTCTTCACATCAACATATTCAAAAAAATCTTTTAAAAGAAGAATTATATTTCCTTCCCATATTATACTCTTTATACTTCCTGGTTCATATATATGAGGAAGTAATTGCCAACATATCCATCTCATCATAATACAAGCTTTTCTACCGTTTCTTCTAAAAATAAGTATGGGTTCTCTTTCTGTTAATTCTGCATCTCTTTCAGATTGCTTCCACATTTTTTCTAATACTATTTCTTTTTGTGATGAATCAAGGAAATCAAGAACATCCCATCTTACTATTCCTGATTTTGTTTTAGTGCCATATCCAGTCTTTACTTCTATTGACCATTTATCTGTGAGTGGTTTACCTATAGGGTCTGTAAATCCTATATCTCCTCCCTGACTAGAAGTATCTTTACCTGATTTTCTTCTCATAGTAAATCTGCCGCCACTTGAGTTTGTTCTATAAAAGACATCTTCTCTTTTTCCCGCAGTCCACCAAAGGCTCAATTCTCTGGCTACTTCTCTTTCAAAATTTCCACCTTTAGCTTTTGAGTTTCCCATCACTTCTCCTTTTATTTTTTAGGGATTAAAGGAAGTATTCCATCATCTACGAAAAGACCCCGAAGTAATAAAAGATAATTTATCTCATCTCCTATCTTTTCTTCTAATTCAGCAGGATTTGGTTTTATTCCATGTTCATAATCATAA